GTACGAATGTAGAATAACAGGGTTGGAGCAGGAAGTCTAGGGGTTCTGTGCCACTTTCGCAACTGGCACCCTACCGGGCACTAATGCGAATAGTTTCCATCAACATCATCGATAGATCCATGCGATTATCTTCATCAATCAAAGGAATGTTCTCTGCGACATAATCACTAATCAACTCCATCATAATTTCTGTTATACGATCATCTTGATATATGAAGGATGCCATATCATCCTTAAACCCATCACGCAGAAGTTTGAGTGATTTTGTAACCGAGTCTTGTTGTGTCATAATAGGTGCCTGTGTGCTTCTGTAGAGTGCTTGATTAAACCAGTACCATATCAACTGCCTTTTCTACCTTAAAGGTTCCTCCTGGACCACACGACACAGAGTAAGGAATTGTGCCGAACTCCTGAATTACTTCCCAATCCTCATGATTGACGCGGATGAGTACTACACCATCCATCTCTGGATCCTGAAGATGACCATTATAGAATCCACAGGCATAACCAATTGTGCCACAGTGTGCGAATTCATTAAAGAATCCGTGTTCGTTGGTGCCGAAACCAATTACTCGATAGGTAGTTTTGGTAGTCATGGTCGGTTGGTTGAGTACGAATGCAGAATAACAGGGTTGGGGATCCTTGGGAACCCCCTGTGTGCCAGTTTAAGCGGTGACTTCCATCCATTTAATTCCATTACGGAAGATAATCATAGGATCCCCATGATCATCAACCGACCAATCAAAAGCAACATCAAGTGCATGATCTTCTGATGTAAAGAACTCCATGTCTTCAGGAGAAGATTTAGGAGCAACAGACCAGGAAACGAATGCCATTTGTTTGTTTGATTGACTTGTTCATCATAAGGCACCCAGAGCGGGTCTTAGGTGCCTCCTGTGCCACTTATGCGATTGTCACAGTGCCATCACCAGGTTCGCTACTCTTTCCTCACCGGGGAGTTCTTCTAATCGATGTGAGATATTCTCGAACTGCTGGATAATGTGAAGGTAATATGCTGCCAGATGTAGATCCTCAGCGTCATAAAGTGCCTGTTCCTTATCACAAAGCGCAGAGATAATGTCTAGAACTTCACCGGAAGTCAGGGAGATGGTAGTCATAATCGGTGGATTGGTGTCGAACAAATGTAATATAACCCCTGCGACAGAATGCCACAAGGGTCTCTGTGCCACTTTAAGAACTGGCACAATCATACTTGACTTATGATGTAATGTGTGTTATAAGTGTATTATGCGTAATGTCTGTATGCCATATCCTGATAATCGTGTGAGTCCCGCGCATAATCTTCGTCGAGTTCTTCTTCGAGCTCGCCGTATTCTGTCGTATATGTATAGTCGAAGTCGTAGTCGTCGTACATAAGGTGTTCCAGAATGTATATGTATTATAGCATGTATCTCGATGATACGCAAGCTCGTGTCGAGATACACACCTGTATATATGATCTCGAATGATATGATATGCTTATGTGTATCTCGTCGAGACTTATGATACTTATGATACTCGTGTGTATCTCGTCGAGACTTATGATGATATGATGTATTCTCGTCGAGACTTATGATGATATGATGTATTCTCGTCGAGATTATATGAGACTTATGTGTATTCTCGCCAGTTCTCGTCGAGATTTTATGCGAGACTGTGAAGTTTTATGGCGGTCCTCTTGACTTTTTCGCGTTCTTGTGGTAGAGTGTCGGCTTAGCTCACAAGACCCAGACACCTTCTTATAAGACTTTATGCGTCTACAAGCATAACTCACAAGACTCTGAGACCTTCTTATAAGACTAAAGATCATTATTATAAGACTTTCTACTATTCTTATACTCATAAAGTCTTTATGCGTATAAAAGCATAACCAATAGTTTTCCACAGGTTTTCCACAACCATATTCTCAATATGTCTCAAAAAGCACATAAAATCACCAATATTCTATTATACATAAAAAAAAGTATAATAGTATCAATATGTCTCAGGACGTTACGAGAAGGATTTCTGACATCGAAGGAATGGAAACCTATAAGTTTTACTTCGCAACCATCAATGGAGACATCTACTCAAACAAACACAAAAGACCAAGAAAACTTAAGATACACTCGGTAGGTAACAATAGACACTATCGTGTAGTTCAACTTTCTGATGGTAAGGGCAATTCAAAATCCTTCTACGTTCATCAAATCATTTGTAAGGCATTCCTACCTAATCATACCGACTCCTGGGGAATTAGACATAAGGACGGTGATGTAACCAATAATGCTCTTGAGAATCTAGAATGGTTAGGTAGAAAAAAAGAAAGAGATGGTGTAATAGGATTAGACACCGATAGACTCGAATTAAATGAGAATCTGAGTGATTACATTAAACTGGTACATCTATCAGCAATCAAAAAAGGTATTCCTGTTCCCGACACTTATGAGTTCTTTCATGGTATCTTGAATGAATCACTGAATGAATACATCAATCGATTTGGTCTAAAGAAAACTATGTATCAGATAGAGAACTCTTGAATCTTATTTGAGTTACTTTACTCTTCCCAAGATTCCCAAGGGAACGGCCAGAGAACAGGATTATCCAAGAAAAATTCATCAATTTCTGGTGATTCTTCAAATTGAGTATGTTTTTCATAACACAACTGAAGTATTTCTTTATCAGTCATTTCAGTTACCCTCACCGATAGAGTTGAGAATGTTGCGAGCATACTTCATAAAGTCGTATGCAGTCACATTACCATTGTAATTCTCAATACAATAACCATCCAGCATATCAGTCTGATTGTAGGTATTCACAATCAGCAGGCAGGCATCATATAGTGCTGCTTTATGTGCTGCTTCGGCATTAAACAGAATTGCATTGTAGGTCGGGAGGGTCATTGGTGGTTTCTCTTGATTACCTTGTTATTATAAGGGGTCAGGAGGGAGTCTGTGATGTCTTGTGTGCCACTTGAAGAACCGTCCACCGAACTCAACCTCCACCATAAACATAAGACACAACACCAGGAGGATGATTCACATTCTCAATCACCTTAAAATCTGCGGTATCAAACTCTTTTTGAAGTTCTTCAGTACGAGTCTTATCATAACCGAACTCCTCTATGAAGAGTTGCCTACACTGTTCTGTTGATTCCGCTGCGATGACTGCCATACCAGAAGTGTAGTCGTACAGTACGTCATTAAGAATGTAGAGATTCATGATACAATACCAAATTTGGTTGCTTGATGTTGATAATACTTATCCAGGGCAATCTTTTCTGCATGATCTTCGTCTATCGCCCAGCAATACACAAAGTATCCGATTTCACCATCACTCCACTTGTATTCCTTTTCACTGGGAACTGTTTCCTCAAATGGACTTACTTGACTGGTATAAATGTCATCAAGTTTTCCATCATTAATTCGCACAAACCATGCGCTCATACCAGGAGGATGTTCGGGAATATTATCCAGACCATACTCTTCAATTTGAGAATCCTTAAAAAGAGACTGTGCCTCTTTTGCGAGTTCTTTTGTGGAATATACACCGACAACATGATAATCGGAGTAATCACCCTCAGTTAGTACATAGATTGAAGTCATTAGTTTTGAACGTATCTAAGAAGAATAATTTGCAGTGCTCCTAAAGAGTATGCGACAAGTACCAGAATACCACAGGTCATTAGTTTTCCTCAGAGTAAAGTTTCCATGAGTCGGCATAAAGTCCAAGTTCTTCACATCGGACTTCATACGCAATTCGTTGAAGCAAACGCAGATCCATATTCTCCACCTGCTGAATGATAGAACGACGGATTTGCTTGTCTTGAGTGGTGTCGGTGATCATTGTTTTTGTTGATTACCCTTGTATTATAAGGGCACCCAGAGAGATTCTGAGTGCCGGGAGTGCCAGTTGTTAAAGTGTCACTTGTTCATTTGCAAAGTGGGAACAGGCATCCCACCCTCAGTAGGAACATAGATTGTCACATTACCATTCTTAGAACCATCTTCGAGTCCAGTAATATACAGATACTGAAGATACTCACGGTTATCTTTTAATGAATCACCGATGATTTGGTTTGCTTTAGCAACACCACTAGCACGAATCACTTCAGCATCAGCAAGTTGTTGTGCCGAATCTTTCTTTGCTTGTGCCTCCAGAACTGCTACTTGACGAGTGTATTCTGCCTTTTGTAGTTCTGCTTTACCCGATAGAGATTGCGACCACACATTATAGATTGGTCCACCCACAAAGACAAGACCAACGAGAACAACACCTCCAATAAAACAAAGATAAATACCGGGAGCAATAAATCCGTTTTGATTTTTCATAATTTATCTCAGTAATAAAATGACTTCAAACTAGAACGATGTCGCCATGAGCGCGAGCAAGATTCACCAGACTGCCCCAGGAGGTCAAGGAGCACACTTCCGAGTCGTTCATGATGCAATACCACAGTTCAGCGGTAGCATCGTCCTCCACCTCATAGCGATAGACTTTATCAGACGTATGATAGGAGATCATAACATCATAGGAGTCATTACCATCGGCAGAAGGAACAATTTCCATCATACTCACAGCACTGGACTCTTCTTTGGTGAAGGTACGAGCGATGACGAAGGGATGACGAGTTGCGGTAATCATAATTTGTGTTTTTAAGTAGTAGTGCGGATCTGTTCCGCTTGTGTTTATTATAAGGGATGTGAGCGGTGTGGCGGGTTGCGAACGTGCCAGTTTCTCAACTGGCACACTGAAACCTACCCTGATTAAAATTAGCATGAGAGAATACTTCACGATTCACAATTTTATACATTCCAAACTCATTCGTCATCACATAACCCTCGGCATCAATTCGATCATAACCGATATAGGCATCAGGACCATCATTACGACAGATAAAGAGACAATCTTCTTTGATAGTTTTAATCAGAATCCACAAACGAATCAGATTAGGATCACACTCAAAATCATCTTCATGAATCCTCATACCAGCGCGAATACGAGCATTAATTTGTTTTTTAATTTGTGCCGCTTCCTTATCAGTTGCGAATCGAGTGGTGGTTGCAACTTGACGGGCAAACTTACATACATCCTCAACATCAGCGAAGGAATCTTGATTATAAAGAATATATGCGTTTGGTTTGACGAACTTCACCGTGTCACTATCATTCCAGATGGCACGATCAGGCATCGCAACAGCATCACGAAGATCATTCTTCGCATAATAACAGGTATGTGGCGCGATGATGATATTTTGAGTGACAATCTCCGGAAACTTATAAGTGATAGTGTTAGGAGTGTATTCATCACTACCACCTTCACCAATAAAATCACCTTGATAGATGGTTTCCGTACAGGGCAGATAGTCAAAGCAAAGATGTAGGATCTTCGCTACTTCACCCTGATGATTTGTATCAATCTCTTCATGAGAATGATTGATTTTGATTTTAACTTTGTTGAATACGGATTTTGTGCCAACAAAGAACCTACCCGTGGCAGGATTGGTTCCCCATACAATCGCAGGAGAACCATCAATCTTAAGACTGAGAGTGCCAGGATTCACGAACCAATCAAGAACAGAAAGATCACCCGTAAGGATAGAGTCTTCTGGATGGGACAGGTGTGTGTTTTTCATACTGACATTATAAGGGTATTATGGGGGCTCTGGAGTGCCCTGTGTGCCAGTTGTCAAAGTGTCCTAGCGTGGGTTGCGAATATCAGTATCTCTGGTTGTAAAGTCCCTAGACCTGCCACGATTTTTTTCAAATCCATGAGACTTATAAAACTTTGCTAATTTTGCTTTCTTACCTTTGTCCGGATCCTGAGTAAGTGTCATTCTTTTTTTCTGCTTATCCGCATATTTTGTAAGACCCTTCAGCACTCTTGTTCCAATTCCTTTGCCTTGCATATTTGGAGGAACGAAGAGTTGATTTACACGAAGATCACCAGATTTATCATCGTGCGAAACATCAACATTTGTTCCGGGATGCTTTCTTCCATATGCCCGATCTATTTTACGAAGAACTTCCTTTGGTGGTCTTGCTTCTTTTGCTTCTGTAATGAACTGGGAGAATGTTTTCATCTAAACCTCTTTGCTACTTTTGGTTTTTGTATTCTTCCAGATCGGTTTACAATTTTCTTTGATGCATATTCGGGATCCATCGCAACAGAATAGTGTCTTATTCCTCTGGAATCAATACCTCTTTGACCTTGGGTCTTAACTGCTTTGGCACCTTTTTCTGGTTTATCTTTAATCTTCTTCTTTGGAACCAACATCGTAATTACGGAAGGGTTCTCATCATATCTTCTACCAAATCCACGAGCAGTTTCTGGACTAGTTGATGTATGAACCTCATCTCCCGTATATCCAGACTTTTTAATCTTCTTGGCAGAATCAGAAGATGTTCCGTGCTTAAGACTCACCATTTTTAATGTTTGTTCTGCTTCTGTGATGAACTCTTTATAAGTCTTCATTTCTTTGATTTCTTTTCTCTTGCTTCTTTTGCTTTTGCTGCTTTTGCGAGTGTTCTTGCTCTTGCTGCATTCCTTTCTTCTTGAGAAATATTAAACATATTCCTATCAGTAACTAATCTTTCTCTGGGTGATTCGATGTCTGATTCACTTAGAATAGACTGAACCCAGTTGTCGCTGATATTCTCTGCCATAACTTCGGCACCATCGAGACTATCGGCATAACCTTCATCAAATAGATAATGAGCGACGATTACATTACTCATATTTGTTCTTCTTCTTTTTCCTGTTGGTTTCTTTTCTTCTGGTTCTGGTTCTGCTTCTGGTTCATTTTTTCTTGAGGATCTAACTCTCACGCTTCCCCCCGGAGGAACACTAAAATCACCGCGATTCATTCTTTCTATATTCTCAACAGAACGTCTTTCTGATGGTTTGAGTGGAAATGAGTGTGCTAACTTGCGACGTGCTTCATTTAGTTCCTCAAACTCATCGTCACTCAAAGACTCTACTAATTCTTCTGCTTCCTCATAAGAATCGGCATAACCCTCAAAGTATAAAAACTGAAGTATTTGGTGATATTCGTAAGAAGACATTTGGTATAAAGAAACTCTACTTCTCTTTATTTATCAAATATCTTCACGGTTGTAATACTTATGGATTTTGGAACGTCTTTACATATCTAATGCTCTTCATATAAGAGATCTCACTATTCTTAACGACTAATAACTCAGATTTAACTTCACGCCAGGTATAATTTCTATTTTTGTCTAAATGAAAATTAAAACCATTAAATCCCCAGTCAAAAACACCAAGACACGCTATTAGTGGGTGTTGATCGTAAAGAAGTCCTGGTGTCTTGGCGAAATATCTAAAGGTGAAGTATTTTCCGGGAATTGGTGGAGAGTTTGTGTCCTTAAAAACATCCAGAATCACATTCATTATGCTTTCTGGTCTTTTTGATGTTTTTTCGAGTCTTTGTTTAAGAATATCAATTCTTGTTAGATTTGCTGTTGCTTTTTGATAATCTTTGTCGTCCTTAAGAAGTTTTACTAATTGATCTTTCGTTAGACTTTCATAGTTACTAATGGATCCCTGTCCCGATTTGGTTGTGTAATAAACAGTATATCTTTTCGCAAGAGATACTAATTCATTTTTACTTAAAGCATCAAGAAGGGATGGTGGTATCATATTAAGGTTTTAACATTTTCTTTGCTGCTTTCTCGGCATCGTTTTCTCTTTGTTTAATTACTTTTCTTACTGCACCACCACCAGACATTTTCATCATCGCTGCTACTTGTGCCGCTCTTTCTGGAGAATTAGGAGCAGAATCACCATAATTTACTATTTGTGGCGTTGCTTGTTCTCTTCCTGCAAGATAAGCACTCTTAAGTCTTTTTATTTCTTTCTTCTTACCTTCAATAAGAGTAAGGAATTGATTAAAAGTAATCATCTTTTTTTAAGATATTTATGAGTTTATTTGATATGATCCTTGAGACTATAAAAGTATTCTAGTCTAGCGATGTCTTCCTGTAGTCTAACTCCCTTGGTATAACGAACAAAGTGCCTCTCAAGAGTGAGTTCCTCTTCTGAAAAAGGAATATCATTCTCTCTCTTGAACCTGATGTTCTGTGCGAATTGTGTAATGTGATTTACAGGTAAATTAAGAAACTCCTCGTAAGACATTTGAGACAATAAGTGTTGTTCTTCTCTACTATTTAATCATAATCAAGTTTTGTATAAAGAAACTCCTGATCGCTGGTACTCCAATGAATTTCTTTAATTGTAGGGCAGTTGGTTCTTATATACAAGTAACAAATAGGGCAACAAAAACTATTTCTTAATTCTTTACCACTATGACCTCCCACTCTACAAATGACTAGTTTGTGCCCGGATTTTCTTGCCCTAATAATACAATTTAATTCGGCATGAAGAAATGTCTTGAGTGCCAGCTTGGGATCCTTATACTTTTTAGATGCCATCACAGCGGCATAAAATTGTCTTGTATGTGTAATCTCATAAGAATTAGTACCAGTAGAAATAATCCGGTTTCTCTTATTCAAAAGAATTGCGGACATTCTTTGACGAGCATTAGATGCCATCGCAACAGATATGGCATGATCCGTGATTTCCTTTTTAAGAGGCGAAATCATTTTCTTCTCATCTAGTAAAGTCATTATACAGCACAAGGGCACCAGAAATCAAGTCAAGTGTTCCAGTATGCGAACCGTCCATCCCTTATGATGTCTTTGTTTGCCTTGTGATACTTTACACATAATTCTCCTATCAAGACCATACTGTGGATTTTCTTTACAAAAATTAGTTAGATTATTTGTTATGAATACTTCTCCATTTGGACTTTTTAATTCATAAATGTATTTACTATGAGATTTGGATATTTTTATTTTTGTTTCTTCTTTATGTTTCCAATCAACTCTCATTTTTCTTTTTATACTAATTTTTTCTTTTCTTTCTTCACTACAAGGACAATTCATTCCCATTACCCATCCCTCTCCAGGACATTCAACTGAAAGTCTGCGATTTTCTTTTCCATTATTCCACCATTTTTTCCCTTTATTATGTCCTAAATTTTTCCTATGTGCTACAGAAACAGGTTTTCCTGTCTTTCCTTTACGTATTTTTTCTTTATGCTCTTTAGATTTTGGTATTCCCTTCAGTTTTTTGCTTAAATATTCTCTTTCTTCTTCAGTATAAATTTTACCATAATTATGATTATTTTCACCACTTATTGAATTTACATATCTTGTCTTGAGATTTTCATACAAATAAGAATTTATATACTTATTTTTAGAATTTCTTTTACAACTCATAGCAAGATGAGCACAAATCATTTTTTGAGTTTTGTAATGATTTAATCCATATCTTTTTATACAAATCTTTTCTAATAATGCATGAGCAACATAGTGTTCTCTTGCGGTAAGCACAACAATCATATTATTCTTTCCAAATATACTTACTGGAAATGTATGGTGTTTTTCTGTATAACCTTCAGGAGGAGTTCTGTTTTCTGCTTTCCTGATAAGATTACAATAAACCTTTAGATAGTTCATTTCTATTCTATTGAGAGTGCATAAGTATTTATAATACTTTATAATAGAAAAGGTGCCCGAAAGCACCTAATCTTCCTGTGAAATTGCACTCTCAACAGGCATCATTATTTAGTCACAGGTTTCCTCATCGTATAAGTGTAATAGTGGTCTCTTCCGGATAAGTTATAAGGATCAAAATTTGGTTGGGACATTATGTATTCATCTTCCATTTGATAATATCCTGCGTTTAACTCTTCCCAAAATGAAAGATAATCTATGCGGTCATTATAATTAACAAAGCGAAAGTCAATACAATTTCTCCAAGACCAATAGGCATTCTCAACCCATTTTATGAATTTCATCCAATTCCTTGTGTATAAGAGTATTATACCAGATTTTTGAGAATTATGGTGTGTTCCTTGTGACAGTTTCTCAAGTGCCCTCAAACACCATTAAGTCCCACTCCTCATAACGGGTCTCTAACTTCCCGTCCTTGAGAAAAATATTCAGGTGCCCGATGCGCCCGTCTTCCATATAAAACGCACACCACAAATGTCTTTTAGTATCCATCACCTCATAATGAAACATTTTGATGTCATCCAATAAGAACTCATCGGGATTATGTATTAGTTTATCCATCAGTCTTCACCACCAAACAAAGAAAAAAGAAAGTACCATACTACGCCCAAAAGACCCAAAAGAGATGGAATAAACACCATCCAACCAAAGATGATTGGATGTGTCGCAAGAAGATAAACGACGAGTATAATCAATAATACTGCGAAAGGTAATGTGATTGATGCTTTTACTTGCGGTTTCATTTCATCTCCTTCATTTCATTTTTATATTCCTCAAACTTCCTTTGTTTATTCAGGAAGTAAAAGAAGAACCTCAAGGTATTTTCTGCGTCAATCTCCGCTCTGTGTGAAGTTCCAATAAAATCAAGACCATAAGAAATCATAGACTTACGCAGACCACCAGAGGGTGTTTTGCCCTGAACCATTTGATTAAAGACATACAGAGTTTTTACATCAATCACTCTCCTTCCAAAAAATGGGAAGTCAATACCTCGTTCTCTAAACTCATCTTTGAGTTCTGTAGCATCATTTTCGGCACCACCACCCCAGACAATTGGATTGACGAAACACTTATTCTCGGTAATGATGTTCCCGAGTTCTTGTGCTACTATCTGGTGAGATACTGCCTTTTCTTTGATGATTTCGTCTGTGATACCTGTGAGTTGTTGAATAAAAGGAGTTATGGGTTCTTGAGGGTCAAGATACCAAGAAAAAGTTTTTATATCATCAGGCATCACAGGAGATGCTACTGATACACCAACCTGAATAATTCTGGGTGTGGTTCCATCTTGTTTTGAGTTTAGTTCCAAATCCAAACTGAAATAGGTTTGGTCTCTAACTGGGTTCATAATATCTCAAGTTCATCAGCAAGTTCATAAAGTTTGTAAGCATCTAAAATCATATCCTCACCTTCACTTGTATTGTAGTATTGGAGTTCATTTGCTATTTCTCTAATTGCGGTTGATAAACCTTGTCTTACATCCTCACTATCTTTTACACCATTATCAATCAATTCACCCTTGAATGCCTCCCAGATTTTTTGTGCTCTATCAGTAGTCATTCTTCTTCACTCATACAAGGATACTCAAACTTTTCACCGATTTGTTCTAAAAGTGTGCGGGCAAGATGAATTTCACCATAATCACCACCATCCTCAAAGGCATCATCATAACTACCAGCACTTGGAGTATAATCATCTCCATCTACATCATAGCAGTGTTTTACCTCTGCGTATTCTTTGAGTTTATTGATGAGAAGTGTGAGTTTTTCTTTGGTAGTCATTTTACCCCCAGAAGTTCTTTTTCTTCATCAGTCAAGGAAGCAAGGTCTTTCTTGAGTTGTTTAAGTTTTTGTTCCTTTGCCTTTTCTTTCTCTGCCTTTTCTTTCTCCAATTGCTTCATCCGTTTCTCATACTCTTTGTCGGTTTCTTCACGATGCTTGTAGAGATAATACTCGTCTGAATCACCATGATACCCATATGAAATCTCAATACCTTCCCAACCATCATCCAACTTTTTTTGGAGTGAAGCAATAATACTCTCAAGAGAACCATCAAAGTTCCTCCAGTATTGTTGAGTTTCTTTGACTTGAATTTTTTTAGGTTGGTTAGTCATTTCAGGTGTCTGTGTGTATGAAAGTATTATAAGGCATCAAAGGGCACCTGTGGAGATGCCCTGTGCCAGTTTAGAAAGTGTCCTTAAAATTTCTCTTCAATTTCTTGTTCTGTTGCTACATCCACATTAGGATAACTCACATCTTCATAATCACCAAAGTCAAAATCCATAATCAGTTTTGAGGCAACATTATCACACAGATAATCCGCAAAAATGTTAGGGTCAAGTTCTCCGTCATCTGTAAGCATATCATTATCCTTTTGCTTTTCAGGGTCAAACCTCATATAAAAAGTTACTTTATAACCTTTTAGATTTTTTAGATTATCTTTGTGTTTTTCTTGTTCCTTATGTTTTTGGATTTGAAGTTCAAGTTCGTTGATTTGTTCTTCGGTTAGTTGAGAGAGGTCAATCATCAGTTTGGTTGCTTATGAGACTATTATAGGGCATCTGGTTCCCCTGTGGGTGCCCTTGTGCCGGTTCCTCAAGTGTCCTCAAACCCAAGTTCTAACACTTGCCTTTGGATGTTCTTTACAAGCATCCAACACCTCTTCCACAAAGGGAACAAAGTGTTCGTAAGTTCCCCAACCATTAGAAGCATCAAACTGCTTATAATGCTCTGGATGAGATTTGAGTTTTAGAAGTCCTGCCTCAAGATGTGGAATAAGTTTATCAGCAGTTGGATTTTCATAAAGGTCATCAGGATGCCACAGACACTTATAGATGCCTGCTTCTTCTGCCATCGTATTCAGGTTGTGAGTGATATTAGAAGAAAACAACTCAACCTTATGAGGTTCTTTTCCGCCCGTATCCAGTTCCATTTCAAGGTAGAAATCAAGAGACATAATGTGTTTGTATGTATGAGTGTATTATAGGGCATCTGGAGGGTCTTGTGGGTGCCCTTGTGCCAGTTTCTCAAGTGTCAGTTCCAATAAGATTAGCAAGTTGTTGGACGGTCATATCAGCAAGAGTTCCAAGAGGAACCATTTCCTCTCTTGACCGAACACACCCGTAATCAAATCCATCCCTATAAGCATCCTTCATCAGGTTATAAAGTTCCGTAAAATTAGAAGATGAAAGATTTAGTAATCCCCGCAGTTCTATAAGTTTGTTATGGGTATTGTCGGAAAACATTTGGAGTTCCTTTGTGTATGAGTGTATTATAGGGCATCTGGAGCGCCCTGTGGGTGCCCTTGTGCCGGTTCATCAAGTGTCTGGTGCTTCTTGAGAAACTCATTACCTTGTTCCTCAATAAGGTCAGCAAGGTTCTTGAGGTCTTCTACTGGTATTTTGTCTTTCATATTATACTTACGGGCAAATGCGTAGATAGCCGCTCTAATAGTTGTTGCCTCCAAATGTTCCATACTTGTAATTGACCCCCAAGGAGAGGCAGAACACTCATCATTATAAAACTGATTGAACCTATCCAATAACTTCATTTTAGGAAAAGTTGAAATGTAATTTACTATAATAATTTAGGTAGCACGATTTGTCCTTAAGTTCTACAAGTGATGATGGTAGAAGATGACCGTATTTCCCAAAGAAATCTTCTCTGGATACAAATCTCACTCCCATCAACATCCAAGAACCAAAATACGAATGAAACTCACGAACGGCACGATACTCTTGAGAATTGACCGGTTTATAATTTTGTGGATGAGGAGCATTCTTATCATAATCATCCCCATAAGGAATACTTTGAGAACATAGAACACAAAGAGTTCTGCCGTTCCCAGTCCCATAGAAATCACCCACAAGAAATCTCATATACTCCTCTTCGGGTATTTCACCATAAGTTTCCTTATACTCCTTCATACAATATTCCGCAATAAGATTATATGCGTCTTTGGTTTTTTGTGAAAGGATTTTATGGAACTTATTTTCTTCTTTGTTATTCAGGTATGCGAATGCTTCTTGATATGTTTTGAGTGCTTCTCTTTGTTCTGCCTCTTCAAAAAGTTCATCTGGATAAGGTTGAATATCCACTTGAGTTCTCCATAATCATAAAGATATCATACCACAGGATTGATATTTTGGAAAGGTGCTTGTTCCAGTTTTTCAACCGATACAATATCTTTATGAGTTTTATGTTTTTCTCTATAAACTTTGGAAATAGCATTATCATCATATCCATTTTCTTTTGCCCAAGTATGAATACCACAAAGTATAATTTCTCTACCATCGGCAAAAGTTATTTTCCACCATTTTGCCCTTGAACTTTTTTCTCCAATTTTTCCTCTCATCTTTTCTCTGGTCTCTTCTGTAACAACTTTGTTTTTATGTTTTTTTCCTATTTTCTCTTTTGTTTCTTTTGTGTGAATATATCCAGTTTTTCCTTCTCCACCGTCAGTTCTATTTCTTAATATTCCAGTTCCCAAATCTTTTCTACCAAAAACAGAAATCATATAGATTTCGTGTCTAAATGCTTTTTCTTCGGTAAGATTTTGTTTGAGGAAGATTATTCTGGATTTATCTTTTGGTGGGGTGTTTCTTCTACAAGTTGAGTAAATCCTATCCTCTTTACCTTTCCCAATATAATAAGGTGTCTTATCTTCCCGCAAATAAGCGTAAGTATAAAACCTGTTAGGATTTACCATTTCTATTCTACTTGGACGGCATTACTATTTATAAGAGTTTATAATAGAAAAGGTGCCCCAAGAGCACCTAATCTTATCTGTAGAGATTGCCGTCCAAACAGACACTCTTATTTATAGTCCTTCCAAGACCTCAATAATACCTAAAACATCACGAACATTAATCACTAAAATTCCGTGGTCTCCATCTACATTATAATTATCATACCCACACTGATAGATTAGTTCTCTCAAAAGAGCAGCATACTCATATCTCACCTTTGAAATCATAGGAGATTGGTGACCTTCCTTAATAAGTTTTCCCAAAGGAACACCACCATCAGCAATACGATGTGCGGCACCCAGAAGTTCTTGAGTTTGTTGTTGTGCTTTCAATATGCGGAGTTTCTGTGTTGCGTATGCCGCGAGTTCTCTTTTGTTGTTGCGAAGTTCTTCTATTTCTTCTGGATTGAGTAGAAACCCATCAGGAATGTGTCCGTATTCTTCATTCATCTCTTATCTCCTTGAACCATTTGGCAAATTCAATCCATTCTTTATTATTAAATGCTTCTTGGAGAACTTCAGCATTAGGTTCGTGGTTTATTCTATGAATTAATATTTTCATCTCATTACGAATAAGAACCCGATGCCTATTAACCATTTCGCATATTTGTTCGTCAGTCATTACTCATCTTCTCCAGTTCCTCGGCAAGATGAATTATAGCATCTTTTACCCATAATTGTCCTTTAATGAAATGATGCTTTTCAATAGAAAATTCCCTATAAGGGTTCGGTTCTATGTTGAGACCTTCTACTGCCTCACGAAGAGCATTCGCAATAGCATTATTATTGAGGTCTTGAACCACAAAATCTACTCTCTTATTTGCGAAGGTAGAATAAAATTTATCCACAATCATTTCTGCTCGTTGTTTTCTACTCATAATTTTTCACCACAATAATCCATACCATTCCAGATTTCGTGTTTGATAATCTCCTCAAAACATTCCCCCAACGAGGATGCTATACCATTATAAAAATTTATACCATCTGGACCCGTATACAATTCCCAAGTATAGTTGGCATCTCCGGGATGATATAGGATTTCAATTTTCATTTTGTTCTTGTTGATATTCTTCTTCTTTATCTAATCGTTGTTCCAGTTGCTTCACTCTTTCTAAAAGTTCTTGAAGAATAGAAATCAAAGCAGGATAATGAATGTTTTCTATGTCTTCCCCATACTCTGGGTCATTATAAACAAAATATTGAAGTTCTTGTGTAAGGTCTCTGGAAGTCATTAGTTTTGTTATGTATAAGAGTATTATAGCATAAAGGGCACCCGTTTTCAAGTTCCCTTGTGCCAGTTCTTCAAGTGTCCTTATAATATTCTGCGTCTCTTGGAAGTGTCTATACCTCTTGCTCTTTGGTATTTTGCGAGATTTCCAGCATTAGTTACAAAACCAGTTTCAAGACATTCCCATTTTTGATTTGCTGGTTTATCAGTATTTTTATAGTTAAGCATTCTCCTCATTTCAGACCTCCTATTTCTTTCTTCGTCCGTAATGTTTTGTTTTTTACCTTTTTTTTCTTTATTTTTTTCCGATACATCTGGTCTTTTTTTACCATACATATGGTTATTCTCTCCACACATATTTTTTCTGTTTCCTGATGTATTTGGTCTTTTTATACCTTTCATTTGTCTATTTCTTTCTGCTAAATCTGGTCTCTTTTTTCCATACATTCCATTTTTTTCACCTTTAGTTACTTCAGACATTTTTTGTCTATATTCATCAGTTACTTTTATTCCCGATGTAGTAAATCCTGTAGAAGTTTGATATGACCTATTAGCAAAATGTGGATTTTCAACTACTTTATAATGTTGTTGAAGAATAATTTCATCAGCATATGCTTCCTCTCTTGTAGCATAATCGTCTTTGAGTATTATTTTGTGAGTTGGTTTAAATGTTTTATTCCTTGAAGAACCCAGATACTTTATATCTTCTTCTGGAAGACATTTACATCCTCTACTTCCAAAATAACCCCTACCCCATTCTTCATAAGAATAATAGGTATAATAATACTCTTCTGGAGTTTTCATAGTTCTGCTTCTATATTGAGTTCGCAATACTATTTATACAAGAAAAGATGCCCGAAGACACCTTTTCCACTCTTATGGATGCGAACTCATTAGAGCACTATTATTTATGCCTTCTTATTACGAAGTTTAAATTTTATTTTTCGCAGAAGTTCATTATGTGCTTCTACGGCAACTACCGTATCTATATTTTGGGAACCAGAACTATCTTGTTCTCCCGGAAGAAATAGTGTTATAATATCCAACAAATCCTCCACACATTCCTCCATACTCCATTCTGGATGATGAACGAAGCAAGTTTCCCACCACTTATAAATTCGGTCTTCTAAACTTCTACTCAACTCAAAACGAAGAAATGAAGGTGGATTTTCCTCCCACTTCTTCAACATTCTATTCACAACTTCATCATTCTCATACTTATTCTCTAACCTATCCAGAACCTCATTCATAGGTTTTGGAGTTTGTGGTTTCACCCAATCTAATGGATTTTCATTAGGATGCTCTTCACACCATTTTTTACTCTCACGAACAACATCCCATTTTTCGGGTTCCTTTGGTTTTTGAAACTCCTCAACAGCATCTACAATCTCATAACAACAATCGTAGGAATATCCAAGATTACGGATTACATCAAGAAGTGTTTCTGGTTTTGGATAAGCATTCTTGATTTTATCAAAGAGTGGTCGGGTCTCATCGTTGAGTTCCACATACTTATCAATCTGTTTCAACTCCTCAACTGTAAGATTAAGTGTAATGTCAGTCATTTTTCAAGTTCTCCTCCAAAACAGTAAGACAATATTCATATCCTTTCTTATATTCTCCACACATCACATTATCTGCGTATTGAGACATCCATTCTTTTACAATATAACAAATATCATCACGACATTCTTCATCATTCAACATTTGATAAAGAGTTTTGAGTTCTTCTGGTTCTTCTTCTGGTTCTTGTGCTACCTTCTCCTCATAAGCAAAATGAAAACCTGCTCGGAAACCCTGCCACCTCATTTCATCATACTCGGAATCAGTTTCTAATTGAGGATATTGCCCCCACCAATCTTTGTATGCTTCTTCTACTGGTGATTTTGTTTTTTCCAGTTCCTCCAAGAATGAGAGTTTCTTCTCAAGCATTTTGATTTCTGCTTTTACTTTTTGAATTTCAGTCATTTTACTTCCCCAATAATGGATTTGAGTTGTTTGAGATTATCATAAAGTTCTTTTTGAAAATCATAACATTCAGTCAAATGCTCTATGTTGTTGTCCTCAAAGTTAGTTTCCTCACGGATTTCCCAAGACAAACCATCCATATCTGCTGCGGTTTCTGTGAGAAAGTATTCAAGTGTTTCAAGTAAAGTCATAATACCTCATTATCAAAGTTGTTTAGATAGTTCCAAAACCACAACATATCATCATCACTCACATATTCCTCATACCTTTTACCATATTCACTATAATAAATGTGAGGATACATTACTCTAAACCACCAATCAAAACACCATCTCCACATCAATCTTCGCAACCAAAACTGTTTGAGATTATATGAAAGTTTCATTTCAATTTACTCATACAAATAGAACAGAGACAATCATCAGTTTTAGGAACTCTAAACATTATGTGATTTCCAGAGCAACAATCTCTATCACCACAATTTCTACATTCATCACAAATCCATTCTTTTTGATTACGACATTTGACGAAATCTTCAAGAGTGTATTGTTGGAGAATAGAAGTCATAATCCTCTGTGTGATACTTCTTCATTTAGTTCCCAACCAGCATCGTGTCCTACTTTGAAACCTTTTGTATAACCCTCATCATAAAGTTCTCGGGCAAACTTCAAGAAGTCTTCTTCATCACATTCCCAGTAAATGTCGTTTGTTGTTTTACTTATGTGTCTATCAAACCCATAGGATTTAGCAAGTTCAATAATTTCGGGATTAGTCATTCTTCAATCTCCAAGAACACCAGACCTTACACTCTCTACACCATCAATATATCCCCTATCATACTCATCACCTGCCCCAATATCATAACCAATACCATATGCTTTATCAGCAACTACAAGAGCAAACTTTACAGCAACCTCACGGAAAGCATTATTGAGGGCACCAATCATTTCAGTATTCATTCCAAACTGGGTTCCATCTCCCCAGAGTTCAATAAGTTCTTGTTCGGTCATTTGAAGTTCCTTTGGTTATGAGTGTATTATAAGGCATCTGGAGGGTCTTGTGAAGTCCTTGTGTGCCGGTTTCTCAAGTGTCCCTCATAAGACCTCACAAAGTCCTTGAATGCTATACCTTGTAATAAATCCTTTGGTTGTATATTTTACCTTATAATTCCTAATAAACTCTTTTGCTTCTTCTTTGGTCTCAAATGTGCCGAAGTTGCGATAGAATAACTCACCAGTATAAGTTCTCACAATCCACTTATGAGAATGAGAGGGATAATTGTCGTTCTCCTCTATGTATTTGTAGTATTCTTCTTTAGTTATCATAAGACCTCCAGTTCAGTAGCAATACTCAAAATTGCTTCACGAATTTCTTCATTACGAACTTCCATTCCTGTATCGTATTCTTTGTCCCCATAAAAACACTTATAATCTTCAGGGACAACAGTATCAGCAAGAACACGAAGGGCAGAGGCAAATCCATCACGAATTCTTCCTCCGTTAGAAAATACTTCATCGGCAGCATCTACGATTGCTTGTGCTACTTCTTTTTTGTCAATCATTTTTCTGTCCTGCCTTGTATCCTTCTTTAAATGCTATCCAAGTCGCAGCATCATAATCATTCGTAGACATATCAATTATTGGATAATGTCCGTAAAAATCCCGATATGCTTTTTCAACATTAGTCCTCACAGTTTCCTGATATTCTAATAGTTTCAATCTCTGTTGGAGGTTCGCAATATCTTTCTTGGTTTGTTCTATTTGTGAGAGTTCGGGTTCTTGTGGTGGTTCTGGCCCCAACCATTCTTCAAGTGCTTCTAATGCTCCCTCTTCACCAGTTTTAGGTTTCACTTTATTCACAAATACTTTTAATGTCCTCCCACCATCTTGAAATTGCCAAGATACATCATTATCATCTTCCCAAGAAACATACTCCCTGCCCCCAGTATCTGTAATAACTTCAAGTCTTGTAATTCTAGTCATTTGAATAAGTTTTTATTTACTTCACGAATACAATCATTATAACCTAAATGATACTCTGCTAGTCCAATACCTTTTTTATATTCAGGAATATTCTCCCTAATCAAATCTCTAACTTGGTCTGCCATATAATCACACTCAATTCTATTACCAATTTTAGTTTTTAGCAATCCCCATAGTTTATCATAAAAACTTTGAGGTTCTATGATGCGTTGATACTTCTCACCCATAATGGTTGCGATGTCTCCTTCTATGAGAACTTTTGAGATATCAGTTTCAGTTTGAGAGTTCATTACCTTTTCTGTTGCCCTCCGCAGTTTTTCTTCCACTTGACTATTATCCGCATTACCATTAAATGCTGAAACAAAAGCAGTTGCGTTTCCGCCCTTTTCAACAATCATATACATTTTAGATGTTATTCCACACTCTGGATTATCACAGGTCATCGTGATTTCTCCTGCGAATATATCATAAATGCTCCAAACCCATTTATGATAGTTCCCACACTCAGGGCACTTCCACTTTACAAGTCGTTCGTTATTCATAAGACCTCACTTAACATAATGTCTTTACCATTTTTCATATCCTTATGATAGATATAACAACCTCCACACCAACCAGAGGATTTTATAAGATTTTCACTATAATCACTCACCTCAACCTCCATAAGGTCTTCGGTGGAAAGAATATCACACTTGAAGTTTTCTGCTTCAATTTCATTTTCGGCAAGAACCCATCCAGATTTGGTGACTTCTACATAAAAAAGTTTTTTAGTCATAAGGAGGTTTGTTTCATAAAGTCATTATACAACAAAGGGCACCAGATTTCAAGTGCCCTTGTGACGGTTTCTCAAGTGTCCTTATGATATTCGTTTTCTTTTAGATGTATCAATTCCTCTTGCTCTTTGATATCTTGCTAGATTTCCAGCATTAGCAACAAATCCAGTTTCGCAACATTCCCACATTTGAGATGATACTATTTTTCCACCTTTTTTACTATTTTCTATTCTTTCTTCTTTGGGAATAGAAGAAATACCACTTTTTTTACCTGCTTGACTTAATTCTTCGGCAGTCATAGCAAATATTCCAACACCAAGTTCTTTTGCTCTTTGTGCTCCCTTTTTACCATCTTCAATTTTTTGTTCTTTTGTTCTTCCAAAAACACCAGTTCCATTTTCTTTATGATTTTTTCCTGTTATTTTGCCTACTATACTTCCACTTTTTTTTCTATCTTCAATTATTTTTTCAGGTGTTCTCCCAAACAGACCAAATTTAAGTTCATATGATTTTTCCCCAACTTTTTTTCCTGTTTTTCTTCTTACATCTAATGATACTATTCCACCACAACTTTCATTCAAGCACCATTTATCAGTATTATAAAATGGTTTAATCAACCTATCTTCAACTAAATTTGCTTCCAACCAATCTTCATCAGTAAAAGGAAAAACTTCTAATATTTGTTTCTTTGGTGTATAAAAATCCCACATCCACTTATGAGTTATAGGAGAACCCATATAATATTCATCAAACTTTTTCTCTTTATGAACTCCATAGTAATAATACAAAACTTCATCAAAGGTAATTTTGTATATGTAAATCCTTGGACTTTGTAAAGTCATTTCTATTCTACTTGAACGGCATTACTATTTATAAGAGTTTATAATAGAAAAGGTGCCCGAAAGCACCTAATCTTATCTGTAGAGATTGCCGTCCAAACAGATATTATTATTTATAAGGCACTTGTCCGGATTTTTTCCACGGAGAAGTGAATACTAACCATCTCTCAATTCCCGATTTCATCTCTGCGACATAATGCTCCCCATCATCTGTAATTGCGTCAAGATAGTGTATTTTTGTAGTAGGACAGATTACTCTGGATACTTGTGTGAATTTTACTCGTTCAGTCATTCCTCATCCTCCCCCAAATCAACATTTTCCCAATCACTATAATCGGGTTCTACATCACCAAGAAGTTCCTGTGCGAACCTCAAAGTTCCTTTCTCAAACCACCCATTACGGAACTCATCTGTTCTCCCTCTGCGTTTATACCAAGACAGAATGCCGTGCCCTACGTCACAACGACTTACAACTTTCACATAAGTATCATCACACCATACATCCTGACCTTCCATATCACGAAGAGCATTTAGAGTAT